ACGCCAAGCAAGCGAGCATCGTGGCCGTATGTATCGCCCGCGTTCGCCGCGTCGCGGTAGACTTGGAGCAGCAACGGCTTGTTGGCTGCCGGAGTGCCGGCCATCGTCGCGAACGTCGTCGCGGACGAAATCATCATATCGTTGATCGTGATGACAGTATCCGAGACCGTGACCGCAGTTCCCATTGAGACGCCGAGCGCGTCGTCATTCGCCACGGCCACGCCCTGGAAGCCCCAGACGACGTCGTCGGTTGCGTCGAGCGCACCGCTGCCGGTCCAGTAGAAGCGCGCAGTCAGCGTGCCGTTGTTGTAATTGCTCGGCATCACGACGAGCGCCTGCGCGTATTCAGCCGTGCCCGCGTCGAACAAAAGCTCGTCGTAGTTGTTCGTCGTCAGCTCGCGCGAGTCGATGCCAGCGCCGGTCGTCGTGCGCGGAATCCATTGCGAGGCCGCGAGCCAGAGGTTGGTCGAGCCGCCTCCGCTAGAGCTGACAGTCGACCAAGTCGGAGCCGCGCCCGCTCCCTGCGTCTTGAGATAGTTGCCCGAGGTGCCAGCCGGCAGGCGATTCCACGCGGACGAGTCGCGATAGAGGATGTCGCCCTGCGCGGCAGACCCGACCAGATCCAGCACTTGCGTCAGGGTCGCGTCCTCGGGGTCGCCCGTGCTGCCGGTGACGCGCGCCTTGATCGTGCTCGCGGTCATATTGGCGAGCTTCGCGTTGCTCACCGCATCGTTGGCAATCGTGGTCGCGTTGCTATTCTGCGAGGCCGTGACGTCGCCCGTCAGCGCGGCGCGCTCGAGCGAGAGCTGGCCGCCGGTCGCGAAGTTGACCGTGACCGAGGTGCTATTGCTGATGACCCGCTCGGCACTCAGCGACCCATTCGCGGAGGCAACGATGTACTCGGCATCGGTCGGCGCGCCGCTGCCGCCGGTGTTCTGCGCCCAGCTGGGGTTCGCGGCGGCGCCGTTCGTCTGGAGGATGTAGCCGGCGGTAGCCGCAGGAAGGCGCGCCCAGCTCGTGGCCGAGCGGTAGAGGATGTCGCCTTGCGCCGCGCCGCTGATGTCCAGCTGGTCGAGCGTCGGCCGAGCGTGGACGTGATCGACGCGGGCCGCGGTGATGGAGACGCCGGGAGTAGCCGAGACGCCCAGCGCCGCCGGAGCGGTCGAATCGAAAAGCTGCCGATTCCGCCAGACGGTGGTCGAGGAATCGTAGGAGAGAAAGTCCCGGTTAGCGACCGTGGTCACGAGGACGTCGTGCAGTTCCTCGAGCTCGAAGCCGTTGAGAATGTCGACGTAGATGATGCCATCCGCGGTGCCCGCCTTCTTGATCACGTACCCGATCCGCACCGAGTGATTCGGCTGCGTCGGCCGCGTGTTGACGAGTCCGCCTGGAGTCGTGGCCGAAAGCCAGAGCGTGTCGCCCTCGTTGAAGGCGTTGGTGTCGATGCCGCGCAGGAGGCCGTTCGTGATGATGAAGCCGGACGAGTTGTTCCCGATGGTTTGCGAGATGAGTCCGATCGTTGTCGCCGAATTAGCATCATCGGTGCCCAGCGCCAGCACCACCTTGAGCCGCGTGCCAGAGGAGCCATCCTGCCGCACGACCTGGCCCTTCGTGAACGGCGATCCGCTCTGGTTGTAGACTTGCACGTGCGCGTCGACGCCGAGCAGCGCATTGACGCTCGAGTTGAGCCCGACCTCGATGGCGCCCTCGGTCGCATTCCAGACGGCCTTCGCCGTGGTCACGCTCGCCGTGCTCGAGGTGTTAAGCGCGAAGTAGTCGACTTGCGTGATCGTGTTTGTCGCGCCAAAGACCGAATCCACCGGGAAGTCGATTGGGTCGCTGCCGCCCGTCTGATGCGTCGAAGCGTGCGCGGTAGGCGTGCGCGAGTCGGAGAGACGCGCATCGTTCGCCTGCACGGCCTTCAGCGCGGCGCTTTCGCCCGAGGTCGCGAACGTGACGACGCCCGAGGCGCTCGTGCTCGCCGGCTGCTTGATGTTCGCGAAGGCAGCCGTTACGGACGCGACGTCGGTCAGGTTGTTCGCGCCGAGCATATCGCCGCCGCCGGGGATCGATTCCCACAGCGTGGACGTTCCGTCAGTCTTGAGGAACTTGCCCGCGTTGCCCGTCTGCGAAGGCAGCGAGTCACCGCCGCCCCCACCTCCGCCGCCTGCACCACGCGCCGCGATGACCGCCCACTTCGCGCCAGCGGTGGCGATGTTCCTCCGCCCCGGCGTGTCGTTAGTGTCTTCGAGCGCGAGGTAGGTGGAGCCGTACCACGAGAAGAGATCGCCGCGCTGCGCGACCATCCCCTCTTTCCATTGCCCGCGGTAAGAGTCGATCAGCGTCGGCGCCGCGGCCAGTTCCTGCTTCGGCAGCGCCGCGTTCACCGCGTGCTGGATCTCGATGACAAGCCCGCGCTCGAGCTTCGTGATGCGTTCCTTGGCGGACTCCGTCAGCGTGCCGAGGATGCGCCCTTCGATCTGCTCCGCGGTCAGCCCGATTTGCTTCTCGGCCTCGGTGAACTGCGCTTGAGCAAGACCAACGATCTCAGCGCGGACGGCTTCGAGCTTCGTCTGCGAGTCGGCGAGCGCGGCGCGGCAGCGGCCTTCGAGGTCTTCGTTGTATTTGGCATAGGCGTCCGAGACGAGCCCAGGCACGGCCTCGACCATCTTTGCGTCGAGCTCCTTGCGGATCTCGGGAACGGTCTTCGATACTTGCTCGAGCAGCTTCTCCAGCGCCTCGTCGTGCTCGACGATCAGCGCGGCAAGTTGTTTGTGCTTGTTCTCCAGTTCCTCATTGCGGGCGAGGACGAGGTCGAGGACGCGATGCATAGTCAGGAGGAGAGCTTTTTGAGTTTGGCCCGGCGGTCGGAGATGTTGTTAACGAGCGCCGCGAGCTTCTTCTCGGCCTCGGATTCCTCGCGGAGCATCTGCTGCGCCTCGGAGAGCGTGATGACTTTCGTAGTCAGAGGAGGCGGCGCCTTCGGCTCAAAGCCGATCTTCTTCAGCGCCTGCTCGATCTGCGCCTCGCTCTTCGCGTTCTGGCCCAGCTTCTCGCGCACCGCGGCAAGCTTGGTCGCCTTGTCAGCCAGCCGCTCCAGCGGCCGCTTCGCGCGATTGCGCCCAGCCTCTAGCGCATCGGCGACGTTTGTCGGCCGATTCAGTTCCTCGCGTTTGAGCGCCTCGGATTTCGCACGCGCCCAGCTAGCGCCGGCGTCACCGCCCCAAAGCGCCCACGCGATGCGGCCGGCGGAAGGATAGCCGTCCTCGCCAGGAGAGAAGCCGGTGCCCTGCTTGTCGACCTCGTGCCGCGCGAAATACGAGACCATCCGGCGCACGGTGTCGGGCGAGAGATTCGACTTGTTCGAGATGTCGCGCGCGCGAGCGACGCCGACTGCGGTGCCGCCGCGGTTGAACTTCTCGCGCCACTCGAGGCCGCGCTTGGCCTCGGCCGCCATTGCATCGGTCGGCGTCAGGTCCACGCTCGCGAAGCGCGCAAGCTCGGCCGGCGTCGGAGGTTGGTCCGGCGTTTCGTCCTCGGGAGATGCGGTCGATTCCGCCTGCGCCTCAGCGGCGGCGCTCGCCACGTTGTCGCCAGTAGCGGCAGCAGCGGCCGGCGTGCTCGGCAGCGAATTGGTCACGAGGCGGATCGCCGTTTCGGGAATCTCGTAGCGCTCGGAGAGCTCCTTGACGTAGCTCGCCTCCGCAGCGATCTGCTCGAGCCGCGTAAAGGCATCGGTGCCTTGCTCGGCCGCGATTTCTTGCAAGGACTTCGCGCCCTGGCGGTTCTCGTTAAGATTGGCTTGGCTCTCGCGACCGACGTCGATGGTGAGCTTGGGCGGGAAGCGCCACTCGCCGCGGGTCGCGCGCTTGAGCGCCTGCACCGGAGTTTCGCCAGCGCGAGCAGGAGGCGCCGGGATTTCGCCGCGAGCGATGGCGTCCAAGATCACCGCGTTCTTGATCGGGTCGAGCACCTTGTCCACCAGCACGCCTTGATGCCGCGCGAAGACGCGGTCGGCAGCGGCAAACTCCGCGCGCACGCTCGGGCCGGCGTAGTCCTGCGTGCCGAAGAGGACGCCCTTCGGGATGCCGACGGCGATCGAGAGCTCGTGCATCAGATGCGCGATGAACCCCGTAAACGCCGTGCTCGGCCGCGCCGGCATCGTCTCGACGCGATCAGCCTGGCCGAGATACTTGATCATCCCGACCTCGGAGAGCTCGTTCTTCTGCTGCTGACCGCTCGGCAGCGTCGCGCTCGGGGTCGGAGTGAAGAGGTTGCGCGCGTTGGCCGTGCCGCGGTCGGTGAAGACGAGCGCCGCCTGCTGCGAGGCAAAGCGCACGCCGGCCTTCTCGGCCTGGAGGATCTCGTGCAGCATCCGCGCCGTCTGGATCGCCGCGTGAAAGTCGGTCACGCCGCGGTACTGATCGACGCGGAACGGGTCAAAGTAGTGGCAGAAGTTCCCGGCCGGAACGTCCTCGGCGCCGAAGTAAACGCCCTCGCGCGTCACGCGGTAAATGCGATACGCGACCGGCACGCCGAAGTCGTTCGTGATGACGCCCTCGAAATAGTTCTCGGAGTCGAGCCCCATCTCGTTTGGATTGCCGATGCGAGTCGCCGGCACCATCTGGAGCTTTAGCCCATCGCCCACGCGGCGAATGACGAAGCCGCAGTCGCCGTCTACCGGCCGATTCTCCGCGGCCAGCTGCACGAGCTTGCGGAACGAGTTGCGGCCCGTGGCGTCGGCCTGCTTGCACCACGAGTGAAACCACTCGTTGACTGTGGCGTTGTAGTCGCGGTCTCCAGTCGTTGCCGAGTATTCGGTCGGCGTCAGGTAATTGCCGAACTTGCGCGAGACCTCCTTCACCTCGGGACAATTCTCGACCAAGTTCCGCGCTTCCCACATCATCACGACGCGCTCGCGCACCGTCTGCGAGGACTCGCTCGGTTGGCCGTACTGCATCGGCGTGTACAGCCGGTTCGTCTGCGCGGCGTTGTAGCTGAAGAGCGCGGTCTCGACGCGAGCCTGGAGCCGGCGAAGCGCGGCCTGCGGCGCGATGGTCTCGAGCGCCCGCTCGAACCACGGCCGGTTGCGGATGACTGCGGTCGCGTCGAAGGTCTGCATAATCAATTCCCGGTGAAGCTGACGAACGTCGTGTCGGTCGTGTCGCCGTTTTGGTATTCAATCGCCGCGGTGATGTCGCCCAGCATCCTGTTGAGCGTGTTCAAATCGGCGCGCGTCACGCTCTTGCCGTTGAGCGAGTAGCTCGTGTTGAGCAGGCAAGCTTGGATCGCGTCCAAGACCTTGGACTTGAGCGTTGTCAGCGTCGCAACGTCAATGTCGAGGAAGGGATTGTCGGCCGCCATAAAAGAGCGGCAGCCGTCAAAAGGTTTTTTGACGCCCCGCGCTGGCTTCGATTTGACGACAAAAAAGCCGCCCCACTATGGGAGCGGCTTGGTCTGCTTCGGCGGTCGCCCGCCTCGTCGGCCGTTGCGCCTTGCGGCGGCGGCCTTCGCCTCGGATCGGATCCGCCCGCCGAGGCGGCCTAGCGCGACCGCGGCAGGGTTCTTGGCTGCGTCTGGCATAAGCTCAGGACCGCTCGAAGCGGCCGGTTTTAGGGCAACGGACGGCGAGGAACACCGCGCCGCGAACGCCGGTCGCGACGTAGTAGCGCGGCTCCCAGCCTCGGCCGGCCAGATCAGCGGCGACGAGCGGGCCGACTTCGAGAGCTTCGACGGTGTAAGTGCGGGAATCGATGGTGGTCTTCATTGGTCGTTGTTGATTACGTGCAGAGAAAAACCTAAGCGGTGGGGATAGTCAAGCGCCTTTCGGAAAAAAGTTGGGGCGGGTGGTAAGCCCGCCCCGGTGGGCTTACTTTGAACCGATGTCCCAGGGGAAGCAGCCGAGCTCGGCCGCCTTGCGGTTCAGTAGCCAAAGCGGGATGGCGAATTGGTCTTCGGCGTTCACGTAGAAGTCATCCTTGATAAAGGTCAGCTGCGACTTCGGGAACCAAGCGATCCGATTGCTGCCGAGCACCGAAAAACCAACGGCCTTTTCAGTTTGGCGGATCGGGGTCGCGGGGTGGCTTTCATCGCGGCCGGTTTTGTTGAACTCAGTCATCGTCGTGTTTTTCATAACGTGACCAGAGAAACCCAACCGCTCGGGAATCTCAAGAACTATTTTGAGGAAAAGCGCAGCCCCAATTCCACGCTACGTCTTCGCCGGCACGAAGCGGATGATGCCCGCGATGGTCGCCATACAAAGGAGCATCGCCGAGGTATCGAGGCCGTGGTTGGGCGCGTTGCTCCGTACCTCGCGCCATTCCCAGACGCCCGTCCGCACCTCGACCTTCGCCTCGCCCTTGATGTGCTCAAGATAGAGCGGGTTAACGTCGGACGGAAGTTCCCAGCGCAAGTCGCCCTTGCCCTCGAGCGCGGTCGCCAGCGTGTCCTTGAAGTAGTCGCCAGACCAGTTGTAAAAATAGACGTCGCCTCCGCGGTAGTCGCTCACCTGCGGATCCGAGAACGGGAAGTTGACCATCGTCCCGGTCGCCTCGTCGCGCATCGTCCACGTCCGCCGGCCGTACCCGCGCATCGAGCGCCAGCCGAACTCGGCGCAGTCGCGGTCCACGTCCGCCGGCCGATAGCCGCGGTCCTGCGCGACGCAGGCGCTTGAGACCTTGAACCGCTCCTGAAGCGCCCGCAGCTGGTCGCGCGTGTCGATGCGGCCGAACCACAGCTGGCGGTAGCGCGGCCCTTGCGCCGTGCTGAACGCGCCGACCTCGACCCAAAAGTGATCCTGCTGCCGGTCGATCGCCATAAAGCGGATCGCCTCGTCGGGGATCGACTCGCCTTGCGCGTAGTCGGCCAACTTGTAGCCCGAGTCCTTCAGCAGCACGTTCACCGCCTTCTTTTCCACGATCCACGGCAGCGCTTGCCGCTTCGTCCGAAACTCGATCTTCGCTTGCTCGTCGCCCGTGCGGACCAGCTGGTTTTCGGCCTGGAGGAACTCTTCCACGAGGAGCCGCATCGGCCGAGTAACGATTGCTTCAAGGCGGAACGACCGCACCTCACGCGGCGCCGCAGCATTCATCGGCACGAAGCGCCCGGTCTTCGCCCAGCCGGCGCGGGTCGCGTCGCTGTCCGCGGACTCGTGCCCGCAGGAGATGCAGCGAAAGCGGCAGGTCTCCACCGCGCGGCCGACGTCCCACGTCTCGTCATCGCGGCGCGCCGCTCGGTCCCATACCACGCCGCCGCGCTGCTCCTTGCTTAGAATCTCGAACGCGACCGGCAGCACCTTGCGGCAGCCTGGGCACTCGGCGTGCCACTCGCCTTGATCGCCCGAACGAAAGCTCGTGTCCTCGACGTTGCCCGTTTCCGCGTCCATCACCGGCGCTTGGCTCGCGTTGTAGATCTTTGAGCGCCCGACCTCCTCGAACTTGGAGACGCGCGCCACCGCGTGGCCGTAGATCTCCTGCCACCGCGGAAGCCAGAGCTCGTCGTTGATCTTGTAGCGGATCGACTGGCTCTGCTGGGTCGAAAGGTTCGCCGCGTTCAGCGTGACGAAGAAGCCGCCAAAGAAAATCTCGGTCGTCGTGCGGTGCGGCCCCGGCTTCGGCAGCATTGCCGCCACCGGCCGGCAGCGCTCGAGCAGCGGCCAGAGGCGCGTCTTAGCGTGCTTCTCGACCATCTCGTCCGTCTGCATCGTCCAGCTGATCGGGCCGGGATCGTTCGCGATGATCCAAGGCAGCCAGACGTCGGCCACCAGCGTGCCGCCAATCTGCACGGCTTTCCGAAAGTGAACGCGGCGGACGAGCGGATTTTGCAGCGCGTCGAAGATCGGAACCAGCCACGGCGATAGCCGCACATTAAACGGCCCCGGCGTCGCGTAGGATTCCGGAAGCTGAACGTGCCGCCGCGCCCAGTCATAAATCGGCGAGCGGTCCGGCCGCGGTAGGCGGAAGCCGGCGAGGAGTTGCTCGGCGCTCATTCTTCAGTCGCGCTCTTCCGAATCGCCTCCGTCTCGAACCGCGCAAGGTTGCCCGCGATCACCTCGCGGATCTCGTCCAGGATTAGCCCGCCTTCGACGTTCGCCTCCGCGGCCGACTTGCCGGCGACGCGCGGGCCGAGCTCAACCTCAAGCTTCAGCCGCAGCAGCAAGTCGAGCTTCTGCGAAAGCAGCTGGAGCATATCTTGCACGACCTCGCGCTCGACCACGTTGCCGCGTTCGCGGCCGAGCTTTAGATCGCGCAACTCGATGTCGCGCCGCATTAGCTCGGCCTTCAGCGCGCCCAG